AAGCGAATTAAAGAAACCAGCAACTGGTGGGCCAAATAGCGGTACTGCGCGGACTGAGATCTTAGCGAACAAGATTCGTAAGCAAGAACCTCTTACCCTCGCAAAGGGTGGAGAATTTCTTGTTACTGATACTTCAACAGCTCTTGCAGCTATTGAACAATTCAAAAAAGATGGTAAAGTATTTAAACTGATCGGTAAAGGCGGTTCTGAAATATCCATATCTGATCTACTGAAAACACCAGAATTTGGTGGTGGAGCAGGAGCAGGTGGTGGTACAACTGGTACTGCAATTGGTGAATCTGCACAGTGTGTATGGATGGCAGCAATGCTTGATATTGGTTCTGCTATGCCGATTGAAAGTTTCACTGATAAAGTTCTTACTAAAGCATTTAAGTCAGTGAGTGTTGGTAAATCTTCGCTTAAAGAGATTTTAGCAATTGACGAAGGATGGAAAGTTTCGTCTTATCTCTCTGCACAATACGCAATTAAAAATCGTATCATTGAAAAGGGAATGACGTTTCATCGCGACGATTCTTTGATGAAGGCAATATATTCTGCTAAAAATACAGCTTTCAAGAACAACGGGTTTAAACCGCTACCTGACGATAAGTGGAATCCTGGAGACATTTGGGTTGCTGACTCAGACTTCTCAGTAAAGGAAATATCGACTACAACTGTAGAAGATATGAACGATGATATTCTAGATCTTTATCTACAAAAGCGTTTAGTTGGAGTATCATTGAAGAAGGTTGCAAAAGGTGCACAAGGTGTAGAAAAGAATGTTGAACGTCCTCCTGAAACCGAAGACTATAAGTATAGTGCTGGTCATATTAAAGCACTAAAGCGCGGCGAGTGGTATACAACTAAAGCCAATTACATTACGCACCAAGCTGGTCAACTTGATATCCGCGATAATAACGCATTTGGTACGCATAAAGTCGAAATCAAGGGTAAAGGCGCTCGTGGTGGTGGTGCATCTTGGGGAGTATTATCAGATGCAGCAAAGAGAATTTATCGTACAGAGCTTCCTAAAACTTCAGCAATGAAAAAGGAAGCATTACTCATCGCTAGTGGTGATAAAAAGGCTATTGCCAAGTTTACTAAATTGCTTCAGACCGTTGATAAGAAAATTACCGAGAAAGAAGTAGTAGAAAAACTAAATGCTATTGGTAAAAATCCTGGAATTTGGATTCACGGTAAACTCGGTGGATTGTATGTGCTCAATCTTATTGCGAAAGGTGGCATTAAAGCTAATAAGTTTATTACGCAAATCATCAATTACGCAGGTAGTTCAACATCTGATTCTAGCTCATATATAATCATAAAAGAAAAATAATGCGGTCTCTAATCGAAGCCTCTAACAAGATCCTAAGNAATGATATTACCGAAGCGGAATATCAAGGTAAGAAGGTCGAATTGAATAAGCCATTTCGTGGTGATGACAGCAAGAAGAAGTTCTATGTTTATGTAAAGAACGATAAGGACAACATAATCAAACTTGGTTTTGGCGATCCTGATATGGACATTAAGCGCGATGATCCAGCTCGTTTAAAGAATTTTAGAGCNCGCTTCCAATGTGATACTGATCCAGGTCCAAAATGGAAAGCAAAATATTGGTCTTGTAAATTTTGGGAAAAGGGTAAAACAGTCACTGATCTATTAAAGTAATGAAAACATTTAAAACATATCTATCCGAAGCTTCCAAAGCTGGTAAGAATACTCACATGCAACATCTTGAGGATGCAGTCATTTATGGCGGTGTCAAAGGAACGAGAGAAGCGATCTTCGCTCTCCGCTCTTTAAGAGATATGCTAGCAGGAAATACTAGTTCCTCTACTGATGTAACAGTCAAATGGGATGGAGCTCCTGCAGTTTTTGCTGGTATCGATCCAGAAGATGGCCAATTCTTTGTTGCTAAGAAAGGTATCTTCAATAAAGATCCTAAAGTGTATAAGTCAGAAGCTGAAGTAAGAGCTGACACATCTGGCGATCTTGCAGAAAAGCTAGTGATTGCATTTAATGAATTGAAAGATCTTGGTATTAAAGACGTGATTCAAGGTGATATCATGTTTACTAAAAGCGATTTAGGCACTGAATCAATCGATGGTGAGAAGTATATCACTTTTCAGCCTAATACTATTGTTTATGCGGTACCTGCAAAATCAGCGCTCGCTAAAACTATACAAAAGGCTAATCTTGGTGTTGTATGGCATACTACATATAAAGGAAAAGACTTTGAATCTATGACAGCGTCCTTTAAGGTTGATATGAAAGGCCTCAAAAAGAAAGCTTCTGTCTGGTATCAAGATGCTAATTTCAGAGATGTTTCAGGTAAAGCAACGCTATCCGCGGTTGAAACAGAACAAGTATCTAAAGCACTTGCTAAAGCTGGCAAGATATTTCAACAGATCGCGAGTTCAACTCTTAAAGAACTTGAATCTAATCAAGCTCTTGCAATTAAACTTGAGACATTCAATAACACTCTTGTTCGTAAAGGACAGCGCATCGGAAATACTACTAAGCACGTTCAAGATCTTATCGCTTGGTTCGACCTGAAGTTTAAAAAGGAATACGAAAAACGTTCAAGCGAAAAGGGTAAAGCGAATGTTACGATAAAGCATGAAGAGGAAATGAAGTTCTTCTCGAAAGAAAACAAGAAAAACCTTGATCTAATGTACCAATTGCAAAATGCGATTGTTGACGCTAAGTTGCTTATTATAAGTAAACTAGATCAGGTGAAACAACTTGACACATTCATTCGCACTAAGAACGGATTTAAGGTTACTGGATCTGAAGGCTTTGTTGCAATCGATACAGCAAAGAACGGCGCAGTGAAACTGGTCGACCGCTTAGAATTTTCAACTAACAACTTCTCGCCTGATACAATCAAGGGTTGGGAGCGATAGTAACAAAAATATATAAATAGAATTATGAACAAGTTGCCGATAAATTTCAAAGACTTCCTCACTGTAGATTACACACAGCAGGCAGGCAGGAACCGATATTGATCCTGACGGCTTACTTGCGTATCAAGCAAAAAAGCGAAAGAGTCGACTCGATGAACTATCGAAGATGAAAAAAGCCAAATCTAAATAATGAAATCATTTAAGCAGTTTACAGAAGCGAAGAAGAAGGAGATAGTTTTTACATTTGGTAGATTCAATCCTCCTACAATAGGTCATGAAAAGCTCATCAAAGCTGTCACCAAGATTGCAGGCGGCCGTGACTATAAGATCTTCGCATCGCAATCTAATAAGCCTGATACTGATCCTCTCCAATACAAAGAGAAGGTATCTATCATGCGTAAGATGTTTCCTAAATATGCTCGCAACATCATTCTTGATGAAAAGATAAAAACTGTATTCAACATCGCGGTAAAACTATATGATCAAGGCTATACTGATGTTACAATGATTGTTGGATCAGATCGCATTAAAGAATTCAAAACATTATTGAACAAGTTTAACGGTGTTAAATCTAAACATGGATTCTATGAATTCGACACTATCACATTCCAATCAGCAGGTAAGAGAGATGCCGATGCCGATGATGTTTCTGGAATGTCTGCTTCTAAAATGAGAGCAGCTGCGACTGATGGTGATTTTAAAGCATTCTCAAGCGGAATACCTAGAGACTACGGCGATGATATGGAGCTCTTTAATCTCCTTCGTAAAAGAATGGGACTAAAAGAAATGACGAACTTTCGGAAGCATATTCAACTTCCAACGGTTTCTGAGAAACGTGAACGGTATATTTCAGGCGCTATTTTTAACGAAGGTGATACCGTATACGCAAACGGCAATGTTGAAATTACTATCCAAGAACGTAAATCTAATTACGTAGTATGTAGTAAAGGCAATAAGTATTTTATCCATTCGCTTGAAGAAGCACTGGAAGATGGTACAGATAAAGCAGCTGAAACCTACAAAAAGGGTACACCTGGTCAACTAAGCGAAAAACAAATTAAAGGACTTGAAAAGAAGTCGGAAGAATCTGGTATTGCGTATAGTGTCCTAAAAAGCGTATTTGATCGCGGTATGGGAGCGTATAAGACAAGCCATCGCCCAGGAACAACACCTCAGCAGTGGGCATTTGCTCGTGTTAACTCGTTTATCTCAAAAAGCAAAGGTACTTGGGGCGGTGCTGATAAAGACTTAGCCGCTAAAGTCAAAAAAGAATCAGTTAACGAAGGCGAAGGTAAAAGTGAAACTTGGGAAGATGGTTTTAAGCGTCGAGTAGTTAAAGTAACTAAACCTGAACATCTCGAAAGCGGTTACAAATGGCGTATTAAAGGTAAAGAACGCGATAACATTTCAATCAAATTGTATAAAGAAAAACCAAACTTCGAAGAATATAAAAAACAAATGAAAAGAGTCGCTGGACATGAATTTGGAGGGTGAGATTTTTATAAATATAATAACTTAATCTTAAATGGGAAATATGAAAATACTAAACACAAACACNGCTATCTATACGATTGAGCTTCATGAGGCAAAGGTTGTACCTTTTAAAAAGCTCGAACAAGCATGGACTCGAACTAACGGAGATAAAGCAAAACAAGCAAAACTTATTAAGAAGTATGACTTGAAGACACTTATCTCTACAGTAAGACCTGGATCGATTAAACTTGGAGTCATGAATAAGTTGAATCACGTTAATGGAAATGCTACAGCAGCAGGTACTGATTTAGATGGAGAGTTGATCTTCATTACAAATAATCCTCTTAAGATCATCTATCCTAAAAAGAGCTCTCGTCGTCCTGAAGGAGAAGAGATTGAAGAAGCAGATGACGGTGCGATCGTTGAAGAGAAGGTTGAAGAGAAGAAGAGCCTCAGCACACTTCGCTTAGAGAAAGTAGCATCGATTGCTATTAAAGAAGATGATCAAGGTTTGATTGAGGCATTTGTTAAGTCTGAGACGTTTAGTATTGATTCGACTCCAAGCAAAATTAAAGAAGCGTATAAGATATTCGAATCTAGTGTCAAGTGGATCATCTATGACAAGAAAACAGGAAAGCAACTAAGCCCGTCAAAGTCTTGGGTAAAATGGCAAGGTGCTAAAATGGCTGCTGCTAAGATTGGCGGAAATGCTGAACCAGCTGACGCCGCATGGTATAACGACAATAAGGCTAAGTTGCTGGGTGAAGCTACTGATCTTGAAGAGGATTATCAGAAAGTTTTAGATGCAATGCTCAAAAACGGTTCTAATAAGAAAGAAGCTGAAGCGCTACTGAAAAAGCATTATCCTTATGTTGATAAGGCATACCGTAGTTCTTCTGCAAGTAAAAAAGCAGAGATCATCGTAAGTCTAGCAGCCTCTGAATCNACTGATCTTGAAGAAGGTAAAATACCAAGTTCTAATATAGCTAAATTTTCAAGTCCTCAAGCTGCCAAGCGCGCTGCTTCTAAACAGAAATATATAACTCAAGTATTTATGGGAGATGATGATAAATTTTGGGTTCCTTCAACAAATAAAGAAGCAGGCCAACTAAAAAAAGATGGGTATGAAGTATACGAAGCAGCAACATGG